AAATGGCTTGTACAGTAATAACAAAAGGACGTGGTTTAGATTGCTCTAGGTCATTAGGAGGTGTAAAAAACGTCTATTTCGGTGTATATGATGAATTTGACACACCAACAGATGGAACAGGGATAGTAATAGCTTCAAATCAAGTTACAGATATTCAAATGGGGACTAATGATCTTTATAAATACGCTTTACCAAAGGGTACGGCAAGTGTTACAGAGACTATAAATGGATCTACTGAAGCAGGAACGATTTACTACACTCCTTCTATTACAATTCAATTAAACAAACTGACTAAGGAAGATCAGAATGAGTTGAAAGCATTGGCTCAATCTAAATTGGTTGTTTTCGCTGAATTAAATCAAAGACTAGCTTCAGGTAATAATGTTATTCTTTGTCTAGGAGTTAAGAATGGTATGCTTCTTAATGCAGGTACTAACGCTTCCGGAGCTGCGTGGAGTGACAGATCGGGTTACGAATGGACACTTGACGGAATGGAGCAAGAGCCAATGAGTATGGTTGAAGATTATACTGATGATCCGTTTGATAATGGATTTACATATGGGACAATCAAAACTTCATAAGTAGTATTTTCATATTTTCTTGATTAGGGTGGACTTCGGTTCACCTTTTTCTTTTACAATAAAAATAAACAATACTATTTTCTATTATATAGTAGAACTAAAAACAAAATATGGGAAGGTGTACAAATTTAACTAAGGGACGTGGAATTGATTGCACTAGAAGCGCAGGAGGTGTCAAGAATGTGTATCTAGGCAATTTTGAAGAAATGTCAAGTATTACAGTAACTTCAAGTGAGGTAACTGCATTTGATTTTGGTGACTATTTTTTGTATAAATATGCTTTACCAAAAAGGGGTGGTAGTGTAGCTGAAGTATTAAATGCTGACGCAGGAACTTTGACTGCATTATACTACACACAAGGACTGACGATTTATTTAGATAAACTAAGTAAAGAGGATCAGGACGAATTACATAGATTAGGACAGTCTAAACTTATAGCATTTGTAGAATTAAATCAAAGAAATGCAGCAGGTCACAATGTTATAGTATGCTTAGGAATTGTAAATGCACTTAGGTTAAATTCAGGGAATAATACATCAGGTGATAATTGGTCAGCAGCTAACGGATATGAATGGATTCTAACAGGACAAGAAAAAGAGCCAATGGCTATTTGTGCTGATTATACTACAACTCCTTTAGATAACGGAGCTTTTGTTTATCAATCAATTGTTACTTCATAAACAAATAAATGCAATTAATTTCTATTATATATTAGAATGATACAATTAACTTACAAAGATTCTTATTCTTTTAACGTAACAACTGAAGATGTTAGGATAGACACCTCTGTTCCTTCAAGTCAGATTAGGCATTTGTTCAAGTTTACCAATGATATGAGTAAAGATGTAAAATATGCTTATGGTAGAACTGAAACTATTTATGATAGATACACAAAGATAACAATGACACATAATACTACTGAGAGTGCGCCTGATGGAGATATAAACTTCGTTCCGAATGGCTATTGGAAATATTCAGTATGGGAAGTAAGTTTTAATGGCACTCCTGAAGTAACTAGCACAAAAGCACCTAGAACTGAAACTGAAGCAGCAGCCGATCAATCAGGTGTTTATGGAACAGTAAAAGGATGTGTAGAAATAGGAAAATTACATATAACTGAAGAAGCAGGAGAAGAAGAAGTACAATATACTGAGAATCCTGAACCTTCAGGAAGTAACTACATATATTACGGACAATAAAAAAATAAAAAATGATAGAAAACGTACAACAACTATTAACAGAGCAATTAGGGAAAAATGGTGGCACAGAAATATTCACTACAGCAAACCAAACGAGTAAAGATTGGTATTGTGTTCACTTCCCTGTTGAAAGCGTTATAGCTTCAATAACAGTAGCAGATGCAACAGGAGAAGCAGCTTTACAAACGACTTTAGCAGCAGGAACTGTTTTGTTTATGAATATTACTCAGGTACAACTCACGAGTGGGGTTGGTATCGGTTATAGTGAAGGAGCAACTACATAAGATATGTTAGCACTTAAATTAGGAATGAGTATTGGAGGTTCTAATAGACCTATGGGGAGTTGGCTTCCTACTGATGAAGGCAGCGTTGTTGCTTGGTATCAAAATGGAGAAGGTATTACTTTAGAACCATCTACTACTAATGTTAAGACTTGGGCAGATAGTGCTAACTCTTATGATATGGCGCAGACTGATACAGATGAACAGCCTGCTTATAATGCATCAACAGGTGCATTAACTTTTGATAGTTCAGGTGTAGAGAACCTACAAACTTCATCACAAATATCTTTGGCAGGTGATTTTACTATTGGAATTAGATTGAACCCTACGAGTTTTCTAAAGACTTTTCTAGCCGATAATACAACAGGGAATGAGTTGTTTAAATATACAACCACATCAAATGTTAGGGTTAAGATAGATGGAAATACAGGAAATTTACCTTTAGATAGTGGTACATTTGGTGATGATTATTTAGTAATCACTAGAGATGGTTCTGATGTTGTTACTTTGCACAAAAATGGAGTGGCACAAAGTGCACCCGCAACAATAACAGGGACATCATTAATTGATGCAATAGGTGTAAGAGCTACTGACATTAATTCTTATGATGGAGAAATATTTGAAATACAAATCTTTAGTAGTACAAGTTCAGACCTAACTGCCAATGTAAATACTTACTTATCAAAATTATAATATGGAAAATATTTTAGCAATCAATTTAGAATCATCAACATCTCCTATAATACAAGAAGTAAGAGGGCGTGACTATATTGAGTATGGCACAGACGAGTGGCGTAACTTATACCCTCAGTTCCTTATAGATTTATACTATAATTCTAGTACACACGCTGCCATTATTAATGCCACAAGTGATATGATCTCAGCCACCGACATTATAGCTTTAGAAGATGACAATTTAGAAGCTTTAGTAGGTCTTAAAAAGTTCTTAGCTAATGCTAATGGAAATGAAACTTTACACGAGGTAATAAAGAAGATAGCTTTTGACTTTAAACTTCAGGGTGGTTATGCTCTTAATATAATTTGGAGTCAGGACAGACAGAGTATAAGTGAGATCTACCACATTCCTGTTGAACGAGTTAGAGCAGGGAAACCAAATGAACTAGGAAAAGTAGATACTTATTTTGTAAGTGCTGATTGGTCAAATACAAGAGCTAACAAACCACAACCTGTTCCTGCTTTTAATGTGAATGATAGAAGCACACCAAGTCAAATACTATACACAGGTTCTTACAGTCCTAATATGGATGTATATCATACTCCTGACTACAACTGTATGAATTGGGCTTTAGTGGATCAGAGAGTTGCTGAGTTTCATTTAAACAATATACAGAACGGATTCAGCGGGAGCTACTTTATTAATTTCGCAAACGGAATCCCTACAAGAGAAGAAAGAGATCAGGTAGAAAGAAGTATAGAGCAGAAATTTACAGGAGCTTCGGCTAGTGGGAAGTTTGTATTAACGTTCTCAGATAGTAAAGATAATACTCCTGAGATAACTCCTATTGCAGTTTCAAACGCAGACAAACAATATATCGCACTCCAAGAACTTTTAATGCAGAACATCCTGACAGGACACAGATGTACAAGTCCTATGCTTGTTGGAATTAACTCTGACAATGGATTCGGTTCAAATGCAGAAGAATTGAATAACGCCTTTGAAATATACTTAAATACGGTGATAAAGCCGTTTCAAAATAATATCTTAAAGACTTTAAGTAAAATCCTTACAGTAAATGGTATTAATTTGCCTTTAGAGTTTGTTCAGAGCAAACCGATAACGACTATGTTTACTGTTGAAGATATGAAGGCAGTAATGACGACTGAGGAGATTCGTAAAGAAATGGGATTACCTGAACTAACAGAAGAAGTGGTTGAGGAAGAAAACAAAGAAACGCTTAGTTCAGAAAAAACAGAGCTTGAAAGTTGGATTGAAGAATTTGGGGAAGATATGCCTGAAGATTGGGAAATGGTAGATGAAGAAATAGTAGATGGAGAACATAATGATTTTGATTTTGAAAAAGTTTTAAATGAAGAAGCTAATGAAAAACTAGAACTAGCTTCAACAGTAAAAGCAACTCCTAATAAAAGAAGTGAACAAGATGGCGTAAATAAATCTTACAATGATTATTATAAGGTCAGGTATGTTTATGCAACAGATAATTTCTTAACAAACAAATCAGGGACTAGCAGGAGTTTTTGCAAACAAATGGTTGCAGCTAATAAATTATATACTAAAGAGGATTTGGTTAATGCTAATAGTCAAAGGGTAAATAAGGGGTTTGGGCATAATGGTCGGTCATATAATATTTTTCTCTATAAGGGCGGACCTCAATGCCGACATTTTTTCTTAAGAAGAATTTACAAGACTTCTTTAAGAGCAGCTAAGAGTAAAATATCAAGCAGTCAATTAATCTCTTATACTAAAGCTAAGTCAGAAGGATTTACAGCAGAAAGAAATGACAAACTAGTAGCAATAGCACCACAAAGAATGAGGAATAACGGATATTACAATTAAAGATTATGGCATACGTATTATTTATATCAGAAGATAAATTAAAAGATAGCACAGCTATCAATGGAAACGTGGACGTGGATTATTTACTACCTTATGTAAGGGTAGCGCAGAAAATTCATTGTGAAGATAAGCTTGGCACAGATCTTTATCAAAAATTAGAAGCTGAAATAACAGCAGGAACTTTAACGGGAGATTATAAAACTTTAGTAGATGATTACATTGGGGATATGTTGGTGCAATGGGCTTTTTTTGAATGTATGCCTTTTTTACGTTTTAAAATTCAGAACGGGAACATCTATTCTAAGACATCAGAAAACGGAAATGCTTTAAGTGATACTGAAGCTTCTAGTTTGCGTGAGGAGGTGAGGAACACGGCAGAATATTACACGGAAAGAATGATACAGTACATCACAAATAATTTAAGTAGCTTCCCTGAATATTCAACAAACACGGGTGCGGACATATCACCAAATAAAGATTCATTCTATTCATCAATGAATTTAGACACTCCAAACCAACAAAGTGGATTGACTTTAAGGGATTTTCTAACTTCTGATTTAACATAATGAAAAAGCATTACAAACCAAAAACAATAAACATAACTAAACTTAAATCATATTTAAATAATGCCGATAAGAAAAGTAGTACAGGACGTAGGAGAAGTGGTGGGGGTAAACGCAACGATTCTTAGCGTAACAACATTTACAAATTTAGAAACAATATTGAAAATACTTTTATTAGTAATTTCAATTATATATACAGCAGATAAATGGTGGTATCACAAAAAGCAAAGAGATGGCAAGAAAAATTAGTATTACTCATATTAAAAGTAATAGGAAGA